GCTCTAGATGCGCAGGATTGACGCACGCGCGATTTCGGCAAGTATGATCCAGGTCGAGTCCCTCCGGAATCGGACCCACAAGCCACTCGTAGGCCAGGCGGTGCGCAGGACGCATCCGCCCGTCGACACCGAACGTGCCGTACCCGCGCGCCTTCGCTGCCCGCCATATCCAGCATCCGCTTCCTCGCTTGACCTTCGCCCAGAACCTCTCCTCAACCGTCCCCCGGTGCCTCACGTAGTTGCCCATACGAGCAATCTATGCACGCTGGTGGCTCTAACGCCACCAAAATCCGAGGTTCGGTACCTCCACATCGTCCACGCGCTCGGGCTCGCCAGCGTTGCGGTTCATCGCCATGTCGACGATGCGCTGGCGTACCGCGCCGTGTGCCCCCACGAGCAATGACGCGTCCCGGTCATCCTTTGTCAGGACCTTCACCGCCGCGTCGATGACGACGTACTCCTCCCAACCGCTCACACCGTCGATCGTGTCGCTGTCCGACACCATCGACGTGGGCGTGGGGTAGTACCAGACCGTGACCGTGTAGACGCCTGACGGCTTGGGAATGAACTTGATATTGGCGCCGTAGAGCCGATACCGAACCGGGCGCCCATACTGCCATCCAGAGTTGTATAGGTAGAAGTTGCGCTCCTCGAAAGAGAACTGGCGCATGGGCAACGGGCCAGGTCCGCCCACGTCCACGTCCACGCCGCGGACCTTGTAGAAGTCTGCAGGGAGCGAGTAGGTGTCCGTGCCGTTGGACGTGCTGATTTGCGTCGAGTTGAGGTAGCTCTCGCCGCCCGACTCGATGATCAGGTCGTAGAGCTCCGTCCAAGACTGGTTGATGTACGTGTTCAGCTCAGCGTCCGGAAAGCGCGCCGTCGAATTCTCGACGTCAGCGCGCTTCCGGACCTGATCGCGCAGGCTGGAGAGGGTGGCCGTGCGCGGCATGTGTCACTTCTTCGGCTTCGCGCCGAGGATGAGAGCTATGCCGCTCGGCTTCTTCCCTCCGCCCTCCTCGCCTTCGCCCTCGTCGGCATCCTCGCTCGCGACGCACGCCTTGACGTAGGCGTGCAGCGCACTCGAGAACTGGTCCCGCTTCTCAGGCGGGACTCCGAGGACATCGGCGAGCTCGTCGGACGTCTCCTTCAGCGGCTCGCCGGCGTCGCCGTCGTCGCTTCCATAGTCGTCCAGCTCGTCGTCGTGCATCACGTCTCCTTCTCCAACGAGGACTTGGAGAGGAAGAGAACGAGGCTTACTTCGGCGTTCGGATCGGCGTTGATGTCCGCCGCCGACGTGCCGCTGAAGACCTGGATGGGGATTGTTGCCCCGCCCGAAGCGCCCAGCGCCGGCGTGCCGATGATGTCGACCGTATACGGACCACCCGAGGGCGCCCGCGCCTTGCCGACGTAAGCGAGAAGCGCAGAGAACTTCTCCGTCAGGGTCAGCGTGAATGCGCCGGTACCCGTGCGGGAGACCGACAACAGCCCACGCTGCGCCTGCTTGTTGGTGACTGCAACGGTGCTCGATCCGTTCGGGGAGAAAGAGATCACGAGCACCGCGCAGCGGCGTGCCCTCACTCCCCAGAACGGGAAATAGCCCCGCTCTCCAGCGGTGGCACCCATGTCAGATCCTCTCGATCAGGATGGAGAGCAGGGGGTTGCAGTTGGCGAGGCCAAGCACCGCCCCGTTGCCCGTCTGGAGGGCCTTGAACGTGAGCTGGTCGCCTACCGCGTAGTCCGTCGCGTTCGCCGTAATGGCGAGCGCGAACGGAAGAAACGCGGTGACGTTGCCGATCCCCGTGGTCTGCCCGTTGGCCGTCGCGACGACCGTCGCCGCACCGTTCGCCGTGCGCTTGCTCACGGTGAAGGTGAGGTAGTTGAGGTCGGACGCCGTCCACGCCGCAGGGGCGATGATCTTGACCGCCTTCACGCGCCCCGCACAGCAATCGTCCTGGAGGACGGTGACCTCCTGTACGGCGTTCGTCGTCGCCGTGCTGATGAAGTTGTAGCTGACGGCCATCTCCGAGTGCTCCTTGGCGACGGCGTCCGCGACGTTTGCCATCCCTGCGCTGCCGAAGCGGCCCAGGTCCAGCTCTTTCATAATTCCGCGATCACTCATGGTCCTTCTCCTTCACATCACGGCAGGGTGAGGACGCCCGAGTGGCCCGGCGCCTTGCACTGCATCTGGTAGTAGGCAATGACGCGGCCCTCGTACGCGTCGGCCGAGTCCTCGCGCAGGATGCGGTTGCCATCCGTCGCGTCGATGAATGGGAACTTGCCCGGTCCTCGCAGGTGCCAGTCCTTCGACTCCAGCCCGTACGCGTAGGCGAGCGGGCAGTTGGGGTCCGAGAAGATGGCGCACGGCCCGGCGGGGCCGCTCACACGGACGCCCGTGAAGCCGACGCCCACGTCCGTCTTCACGTCCACGTACTGGCGACGCGTGCCGAGCGAGAGATCCAGCTCCAGGAACTTGGCGTCGTTTAGGAAAATCTTATCGACCTTACCGCCGTTTCGGTAGGTGACCTGGAGGAGCTTCTGGATCGCCTCCTCGATGGTCAGCCCCGTCCCGTCGACGCGCACGCCAGCGAGGCGCGTGGGGTCCGTCGACCGGTCGAGTCCGAAGAAGTTGTCGCCACCCGTCGGCGCCGTCGTCGGCAGCCAGGCCGCGACGCCCTTGATGGCCGCGCCGAAGTCGCCGTCGTGGAAGATGTAGTCGCTCGCCGCAACGAGTGGGACCGTGCTGTTGAGCGCGGCCTGGAAGGTGATGGACTCGCTGCCCGGGTCGCGCACAATCGACGCGATGACCGCCGTACCGGACCTCACGGAGCCTGACGTTCCGTCAGTCGCCGAGAAGCCGCATACGTCGCCGACTTCGAAGTTGACGATATCATCCGGGTTGGTGAGCGAGAACTGCGTGCCGGTGAGCGTCGCGGTCGACGTGAGCCGGCCGACGGCGCCGCCGCCGTTGCGGTAGACGCTGATGCCGCACGAGCGGTTCATCGCGTCCATCGCGCCCTCAAGCTCCCACTCGAACGCCTCGACGAAGGCGCCCTTGTTGTTCGACGTCTGCTTCGCAAGCAGGCCGTCGACCGAGTAGAGCGAGTAATCCTTCGCGACCGTGATCAGCATCTTCACGTTCAGCGAGCCCTTCTTGTTCGCCTTGGCGTTGGCGAACGTGCGCGAGCGACCCATCGTGTGGGCGATGCGCATGGGCATGTGCCAGCTCTCGCCGTAACCGTCGTAATCCTTCGACGTCATCGCGTAGAGCGGGTTGTTTTCGTACATCAACTTGACGACATCTTCGTCTGTGTACAGGCGCTTAAGCAGCGCCGCATGCGTAGTGGAATCGGCTGCAGACATCGGGCTTCTCCGGCCCAAGTCCGCGCATCAAACGCGACGGTTTTATGGTTTGTCAGCGCTTGGCGGCGGCTCGGGCTTCGAGCTCCGCAATCAACTCGCGCTTACGCTCGGCCCTGCTTTTGGAGGGCCGGCCAACGGAAGCCGACTGCGACGCGTGATCGTTGGTGAGTGTGTTCACCGGCCGCGTCTCGCGTGGGCCTGCTTCCGATCTCTGCTCCCCGTCTTTCGCCGGGGCTGCCGAACCAGCGGCGAGCTTCTGTCGCCGTTGTTCGTGAACTTCATACGCTGCTTTCGCTCGCGTTTCAACCACCTTTGCCACCTGAGGAAAGGTGAGACTCAATCCTTCGTCTTCCGCCTGGCGGTGGACGGCGAAGATCGCGCGCTGTAGCTCCACGCCTTCGAGGAGCTTCGCTGCATGCGGGTATTCATTGCCCTTGGCGGAGATGAACTCGGCACACGCGGAGATCCCGGCCTGCAGCTGCGCCATCTGCTGACGCTTCGTGGTCTCCTGATCGCGCTCTTCCAGCTGTTTCGTCAACGCATCGACCTTGGCCTCGGCCTTCGCCGCTCGCTCGGCGACGTCGCGCACCGGGTCTGGCTTGCCGTTGACGACGACGTCTGAGAGGTGCTCCTCCGGGTCCAGGTCAAGCTCCTTCAGGAGCGCCATGCCCTTCTTGGTCTTCAGCCCGTCACGCCACGCGATCGCCTCGCGCGCTTGTTGCTCAAGTTGTGCGACCTCGCGCTCGCGTGCGCGTAGCTTGGCCTCGCGCTTGGCGAGGCGTGCCCACTTCTCGCCGGCGGGCTTCTCGGTCTCGAGAGCGGCTTCGGCCGCAGGAGTCTCCGCCGCCGGCGCTTCCTTGGCCTCCGCGGCCTGCGCGGGTGCTGCGTTCGCGTCGGCGACAGAGGCCTCCGCCGGCGCCGCCTTCGGCTGCGTATTGACCACTACGGCGGCGGCGGCTTCGCTCACGCTGCCATCCCGGGGTTGGGGGCGATCGGGGCGGCCACAAGCGGCGCCGGCGGGCCGGCCGGGCCGGGCGGCAGCTGCGGAGGCGCAGGCGGCGGGGAGAGCTTGTCGATCCAGTCCTTCGTGTCCGCCATGTAGCGGCGCAGTAGGTCGAGCCGGCCTTCGGGCACGCCGTCGAGCCTGGCCTCGTGGTACGCCTCGTTGACGAGCCGCAGCGCGAGCTGATGGTTGTCGAATGGCTCTGGCGACAGGTACTCGCCGCGCTTGATCGCCGCTTCGATGTTCCGCTCCACGACGCGACGTGCGGCGTTGCGGCGCTTGGCAAACTTGTCGGTGTCGGGGAAGTCCAGCATGTCCATGCCGTCCTCCGGGTCGATCATCTTCGCCGCCATCATCTCCTGGACGAATTCGATGCGGCCTGCTGGTTCCTTCGGGAGCGTCGACGTGGGGAAGACCTTCATCACGTACTCGTCTTCCTCCAGGTCCACATCGCTCCACTTGATGCGCTGGAACGCGTTCTTGCTGGCGGCGCGCACGGCGTAGCCTTTGCGCTGCTCAGCCACCGCGCGGGCGCGCGCGACGATCTTCTTGCTCACGCCCATTACGAAATTCTCGTAGGCGCGCCCAAAGTCGATGAAGCGCTCACTCTCTATGTTGGAGTACACGCGCTGCGCCTCGCCGCTGTTGAGTCCCGCGGGCTTCACGCCCTGCGCGGAGAGCTGCGACACGCCGACGATCTCGAATGCCTTCTGGTAGAGCCACTGCAGGTGATCGAACACCTGCTGACTCATCGCCTGCGGCGTGTACACCGTCGGCGGCGTGCCGCCCGCGTACTTGATGAGCGTCGCGATGTCGTTGTTCAGATGCCCCGGCATCACCTTCGCCTCCTGGGGCACCATCCAGTGCGGCCGGGCGATCAGGTGCATGGACTTCTGGATGTTCTGCAGAAGCTTGTTGATCTCCAGCTGCAGGCCGCAGAGCTTCTCGACCAGGCCGATGCCCCAGAAACCAGACGGCGGCTTGAGCACGCGCAGGAACTCGAGTGGCGGCTCCTCGTCGTCGTAGTCGTCGAACACGAGCGTCGCGTTTTGGATGCAGATGGCGTGCTTTCCCTTGCCGCCCTTCGTGGCCAGGTGCCACGCCTCGATGACGAGGATCTGGTCTGACGCGTCGTCGTAGTCGAACTCCTCGGGCTCCTTGTCGATCGTCGCCTTGGCGATCTGCGTCGCGAACTCTGGGAAGAGCTCCGCAAGAATCGTTTTGTCGTAGAACTTCCGTTGGTAGTAGTTCCGCGGCTTGCCGTAGAGCGCCTCGCGCTCGTCGACGAGGATCTCCCACGGGTAGACGTGCTCCACCGTGATGTCCGTCTCCTCGTCATCCTTCGGGATGTGGGGGATCTTCACGACCCCCGTACCGAAGATCCCGCAGTTGAGGACCGCAGGCGTGCCGCACTCCTCGTAGAAGTCGACCTCGTAGAGCTTGCCCTCCACGAAGGAGTCCAGGCTCTCCGCCTTCATGCGCATGTCGTAGTCCCCGTCCTCCGTGAGGAAGGTGGGGCGCGGGCGCTCCTTGGTGATCTTCGCGGTGAGCGCGTCGACGGCGCTCTGACACACGTTGAGCGCGATGCGCGAGCTCGACGACATGCGCGAATAGCTGTTGATGCCGAATCCGAGGCGCGGAAGGTTCGCGTAGAGCGATGCGTAGAGCAGGAACTCTTTCTTCCTGTCGAATTGGCGATCGCGGATGTTGTCCACGCAGCGCCACACGGTGGAGTGGACCTTTTCCTCATCGTCGAGCCACCAGCGGGATGTGCCCTTGCCCGTGGTCTGCAGCTGCGTTGACAGAAGCTCCGTCACGGCAGCCGCTCCAACTCACCGTTGGTGACGGGCCGGCCGTAGAGCGTGGAGTAATGCGCGCGCCGCTCTTCGGTCTCACGCGCCTCTCGCTCTTCCTGAGACTCGGTCGCGTCCTTCGAGGGTGGCGCGAGGGAGACCGGCGGTGTCGCCAGGGAGACGACCAGCTGGTCCGGAAAGCTCACGCTTCCAGCGCACGAGCGACGCGCGAAGAACTCGGCGACCAGCTCAATGCGAGGGTCAAGCGTGAGCTTCTCCTCGGCCACGTGTTGACTTCTACGCCAACTTGGCGGCTGGGTCAATCGTGACCCGAGTCAGACTTGACCTACTGCTCCCACCACTCCCGGCTGCGCCGGCGGTCGGCCTCCTCGATGCGCTTGTCAAAGATGCGTTTCTCCTCGGCCTCCAGCGCCTCGCGCGTGCCTTTCGCCGGCGGTTTGTTCTCGGGTAGCTCGTGATAGGCCACGCACGCGCGCCATGCGTAGAGGAACGCGTCGGCAGCATGGTTGTCGTAGCCGTCTGCTTCGCGCTGTCGGTTCTCGCGCCTGTCGGCCAACGAGTCAGCCCACGGGAGCGTAAGCCATTCGTCGATGAGGTCGCGGCACGAGGGCGACACGCGCACACGCCCAGTGCGCAGCGCGTCATTCGCGAGTGTGATGTAGCCAACCTTGTTGTGCTTGTCGGCCGCCTCGATGGGTAGCCCGTGCCGTGTGCGCATCTCGTGCTCGAACGCCTTGCCCTGGCCTCCGACGTCACCGACGATTCGCACGGGCTTGTACTTTGCCTCGATGCGCTTGACCTCCTCGGCCATCTCCGTAACGCCCTTGGCGATGCGGTAGCCCTCCTCGACGTAGACCGTCGTGTCGTGGTCGCGCCAGCCAACGACGCTCACGCCGTTCTGGTCCACAATGCCGAAGTCCAGCCCCACGATGAAGTATTGCGCCTTCGGCAGCGGCGAGAGGACGTTGCGCTTCTCGTCGAAGCCGTCGTAGACGCGCCCCGTCGCGGCGTTGATGAACTCGCACTGGTACTCCTGACGGAACCGTTCGCCCATGACGCGCCGCTCGCCCTCCAGGAACGACCTCGAGATGCGAGGCACTTCGAAGGCGGTCACCTGGACGCGCTCCCACGCGCTTCCCTCGCGCTCCCACGCTTCAAAGAAGTGACCGCGACGCCCGTTCGGTGTGGACATCAGAATCAGCTGGCCATCGCTCACGGCGAGCATGGGCCGAAGCGCCGTGTTCAAGTCGTCGTCCACGAAGGCTGCTTCATCCTCGATGATGAGCGACACGCGCGAGAAGCCGCGAATGGTCGCCTCTGAGCTCGGGAGCGACACGATGCGCGAGCCGTTGGCGAACCGGACGGAGAGCTTGTTCTCTTCCGTCATGTCCGGCCGAGCGGGCAGGAGCGAGATGGCGTCTATGACCTTGCGGAATAACTCAGCGCTCTGCCTGAGCGAGGGCGAGATGAGCAGCACGAGCGCGCCCGCCTGTGTGAGCGCCCGATGGAGCGCGAGCACGCTCGTCGTGGTGCTCTTTCCCGCCTGACGCGCGCAGTTCAGGAGCAGGCGCTTGCCCGTCCAGCAGAGGACGCGCTCTTGCCATGGGTCGGGCTCCATCCCCAACTGGCGCGCGAAGTCCACCGCGTCGCCGTAGCCTGCGCCACGCCGCGCGAGCTCGGCATGAACCGCGAGGAACTCTTCTTCCGGGCTCACCCTACGCGGGCTTCGTCACCGGAGAGCAGAGCGCCGGCCCTGGACCCTTCGTTGCCTTGGCGCGTGGCGATTCCTCTTCCACTTCGTCCGCCTTCACGTTGCTGGCGGGGATGCGGAATGTTCGCATGCCCGCCTTGCGGCACGTATAGAAGCCGGCCTCGAATTGGATGTCGAATCCGGGGCGCCCGTCGACGGACACGGCGCGGACGACGCTGACCACTTCGGCTCCCACGGGCTTGTACGGTTCACGGAGGTGGATGGCTAGGATCTTCATGCAGCAAGCGCCTCCTTCAGCGCTGTCGGGTGGTACTTCCAGGTCTTCGGGATGGGCAGGCGATCGCAGACGTCCGTCCAATGCGTGAGCGTCATGCTTCTACCGAGCAAGTCGGACACGAGACATCGGCCGATACCGTCCCGGCGGTAGTCGGGCTTCACGCACACGTAGTGGAGGCGACTGCCCTCGATGCAGCGCCAGCCGAGGATGAGATCCTCGTCCTCCGGGTAGCACGCGAGCGTAACGTCGCTCCGCTGCAGGAGCTTCAGGATCAGGATCTCATGCGCGCCGTAGTACAGAAGCGCCGGCCCATTCTTCGTGGGCCTATCGTCCAGCATGGTGGCGTACGCGGCGAGCAGAGAGGCCCGCGCCTGCGCGATACCAACCGCACGAGCGGCCTCGCTATCGCGGTAGGACAGGACCCAGCTACGCGTGACGTGGCGCAGATCGGAGTCGCCGCGCATGGGCCGGAGGGTGGGGGTCACCAGTCCTGCCTTGTGTGGCCCTGGTACTTGAACCAGGCGTTATCCACGCTGGATCCGGACAGTCGGCCCACGTCTCGCGTGACCCACGGCAGCGACACCTGGTCCTGCGAGCTCCACGCCAGCATCTCTGCGAGCCACCTGGCGCCCAGGTCCTCTCTGGCGTAGTCGTCGAGCCACACCAGGGCGCCTGTCTCCCAAAGCCCCGCATGCGCCGGATGCCCACGGCGCCGGTAATGCTGCGCCTGCGCGAGCACGTTCTCGCCGTCGTAACGCTTGATCGCATCACTGGCCTCTGCCTCCGCGAAGAGACAGTCGCGCATGCGGTGACGGAACGTGCTCAGCGGATACGCCTCGTGACGCGCAGCCTCCACCATCGACGTGACCGGTTCGCCCGTGGTCATGAGCGAGTGGTCCATCCACACGACGTCCGCGTCCGCCGGCACGATCCCATAGAGCCACGGTGCCACCTTCGCCGCCTTCGCACGGTATCGTGGCGGCAGCGTCGTTGGCGGCCCACCGCGCACCATCGTCCATCCCTCCACAGGCGGCCCGTCCGAGAACAGATAGTACTCGTCCGCGCCCGGAGGCGGCGGCTTCGGTGTGTCATAGGCCGCGTAATTGGCGCTCACCACGACGATCACGACGGCAACTCCATCATGGGAATGGCGGACCCGTGCACCCACTCCGGCGCGTCGTCACAAGGCTCGCTCCACACGGGCACGAGGTTCACGCAACAAAGCAGCGCACGCAGCGAGGGGTACGGTCCGTCCGGGTAGTAGCGCCAGTTCACCACGGCCTTGCACTTGGCCAGCAGCCGGTAAAGCGGCTCGCCGTAGATACCGTTGGCCCAGTCGATCGTGTGTCCGGAGGCAGCGAGCGCCTGGACGACGCAATTGCGCCTGTCGTTCATGAGTCCGAAGTGCAGCACCCGGTCTCCACCGACGTATTCGAGCCGCCGCAGGCTCTCGTGGTACCCGAGCGGCACATGCTTGACGTCGTGTCGCCCGCCCGCCTTCCACCGCTCGCAGTTCACCGCACTGAAGTCCCACACATCGTTGTCGGGAAAGGACTTCGACGTGACGGCGTTCGTACCTACGCCTTCGAGGTTGAACACCACCGCGCCCTTCGGGATCTCCTCCGGGAATGCATGCGCATTAAACACAACGTCGTCTGCGCCGCGCAGCTGACGTACCGCTTCGTCTATCTCCACGAAGCAGCGCGCCGCCGGGTGCCTGTCGAGCCCGAGGATCATGCCGCGTCATCCTTGAATTGCTGCAGCCAGCCCACGACGTCGCCCTTGAAGAGATGAACGCCGATGTGCCCGATGCTGTGCACATGCAGATTCAGCATCGGCTGGACACCCATCCCCTTGGCGCGATGACAGAAATAGTAGTCCTCCGTGAGGTAGCGATCGCCGACGACGCCACAATCGAATAGCGCGTGGCGTTCCTCGCGAGCGCCCTGTCCATTAGGCGTGTGGTCGGTCAGATACCGAGTCTCCGGGTGCTTCTTGATCATCTCCTCGATGACGCGCCTCGCCACGAGCATGAATCCAGTTCCTACTGCCGCCGCGGGGACGCATCCGTGTTCGTCTGGGCGAAAGGTGCCTGTCTCGGCATTGAATACGTATGCCGTCTCTAGCTGCTTCATCGGGATGAGCGCACCGACCAGGTCATGACCACACGCGATCATCCGCAGGACGTCATCGGCATCGAATGTCTGGTCGCTGTCAATGAAGAACAGGTGTGTCGCCGGCGACTTGAGGAATCTCGCCACCGCGTTGTTCCGCGCGCGAGTGATCATTGACTCGCCGCCCGGCATCTCGAACGAATACGAAACGCCCGCCTTTCCGAGCGCGCTTATGGCGTGCATTATCGAGCCGACGAAGCCGATCTCCGGCGAGTGATGCGTCGGGGCAGAGATGTAGACGTGCGTCACTTCCGGCCCGTCTTGCGATCCGTCGCGATCGGCCGCCCGTTGCTTCTCTTGCGCGACTCGTTGAGGGCAATCGCGACGGCTTGCTTACGCGGCTTCCCCGCCGCCTCCTCCGTCGCGATGTTCTCCCCGATGGCCTTCCGTGAGTTGCCTTTTTTGAGCGGCATTCTGGTCTCCCTTCACGAGCTGTCGCGCGAGCTCCACCGCCCGCGACTTCAGGTCCTCTGTCGACGTCTTTTCGAGCTTTAGTGTGGTCTCTTGCTTCACGCGGTCGCGTCGCCCGTACTTCGCCGGGTGCCGGCGCTCAAGCAACCAGGCCGCGGCAGTCCAGTGCTTCGGGTCCCCACTCGCGGCGCGAATGCGCTCGACCAGGACTTCGTTGCTGGCGCTCTCGGCTTCTTTTACGTCCGCAGAAAACGCAGCGTCTTCGCGCATCCACGTTCGCAGGCATTCGTAGGTGATGCCGGCACTCTTTGCCGCGTCTGAGCGGTAGAGACCGCGGCGCAGAAAGGCGAGCACTTTCGGCCGTGCCTCGTGTTTCACCGCTCCACCTTCCGCGTTTGTAGCACGGGCGATGCGTGGTTTGCACGCGCGACTGACTGCGCCTCCCTCACCGCTGCGATGGCTTCTGCCACGCTGCGGACTTCTGCGACCACACATCCCGCCTGGCGAGCTCGCTCGCGCCAAGCCGCCTGCTTCTCTTTCCTGTCCTTCGCCGTCCCCGCCTTCGGGGCTTTCACTTCTAGGCCCATCAGTTTCCCGCCAGGGAGGTAACCGATGATGTCCGGTGTCCCTTCAGGCGCCAGGTGCAGCCAGCCCCGCCGCACGCGCACGAGACCCGCGGGGCAGCTCCAGGCCTCCACGCCCATGACCGCCAGGGCGTCGAGGATGGCGCGCTTGAGGGCGGTCTCGCTCACTTCCCCACCGCCTTTGGCGAAAACAGCGCCGCGGCCCCCAGGGCGACCGTAGACGCGTCGATGAGCTGGGAGGCCTCCGCTGTCGATTCCGGAGCCGATCGCCGTTCCTGGGGCATCCTGGGCGCCCTGGCGCGTGGCATCCGCCATTGCGTGTCGTCCAGCCAGCGCAGAAACGCGGATGGCTGGTAGCCGTTCTGCCCTGACTTGTCGGCCATGAGCCGGCGGTAGGCGGCGGCCGCGGCGCGGAACCAGGCTTCAAGCGCCTCGCCCCGCCTGCCTTCGGCATGGGCGCAGGCCCGGCCAAGAGCGCCGTACTCCCACGGGGCCGAGATACCCGAGAACGTGAAGCCCGCGTCCTGGATTCCCAGCGCGTAGGCATCGGCATACCGGGCATGGGACGGGAGCACGCCTGTCTTGCTGACGTTGGCCGAGCCCTCCCCCTGCTCCCCCTCCGGATCAGATCCAGATCCAATCTCCAACCCAACCCCTTTGCTTTGTTTTTGCTCAAGCACTTGCTGAGCACTTGCTTTAGCACTTGCTTGGCGCTTCAAACCACCGATACGACCGGCATTCTTTCGCTTATTTCGGAGCGCCTCGACCTTGCGAGCGCTGTCGTTCCAGTCCAAAAAGTCATGCACGGCGTACCCGCCTTCTCTCATCTCGAGTAGGTTTGCTTCAAACGCAGCATCGAGCTCCGCATGGGTCGCGATGAGCTTGGCAATGACGTCTGGGATGAAGCCGTCAGTGCTGTGAGCCTTCGACCAGGCAATCATCCTGCACATGGCCCCCCAGACGGCGTTGCCGGCCTTGACGATCTTGGGGTGGAACGTTGACTGGTCGTCCAGGTTGCCCCAGCTCACTTGCCCCTCCACGCGCGCCGCTGGCGTTTGGTCGTCCGCCACTCGAGCGGGCGCGGTGGCGCGGAAGGGTTGAGTCCTACCCGGTGGGCGCCGGCCTCGAGGAGATCAGCGAGCCATGCCGGCACCGACTCTGGGTACCTGCCGGACGTGTTCACGCCGGAGCGGAGGAAGCGAACGACGGCCGCGCGCTCGGCGGCTGCACCGTTGGCCCTGGCCCTAGCGAAGGCATCTTCGACCATCACGCCGAAACCGCCCGGGTGGCGAAACGCGCGCTCCAGCAGCGTCGCGTCAGGGTGAACAATGCAAGACACCGGCTCGTTGCCGCGCCATAGGAAGCACGTGCACTCAGGCGCGCTCACGACACCCTCGCGAGACGGGTGGGCAGGGGATTGCCGAGAATTCCTGCGCCAGCTACGTTCCCCCGCTCACTCGGGGAGACGCCCAGCAGCGACGCGACGTCTGCGGCGGAAAGGGAGCGCTCGGTCATCGCTGACGTCTCGCTCGGATCGCCAGGCAGGCGCGGCAATCACGCTTCCCACCGGGACGCAGATAGGTGTTTGCGTCGTCGTACGCGTGCCCGCGACGACACCGGTCGGCTTTCGCGCGCGGTCGACATCGGCCGCACATCGCCGGCCTGCCTCCGCGCCGAGCGACCTGACACGGAAGCATCACGCGACCCCCCAGCGCGCGCCCGCAGCCGGGGCAATGAACCTGGTGATTTTTGGTCTTTTGCTTGGCCCAACACGGCCGGCACCTTGAATCGGGATGCTTGCGCGGGGAGCCACAATCGGGGCAGAGGTACCGATGTCGAGCCCGCGTCCGGTAGCAGCCCGCGCACCACACACGCGTCCTGCCCTTGTTTCTGCACGAGAGGGCGCCACTCGACGTCGCGACGCCACACTTCCAGCACTTCGCGCGTCCGCAGGCTCGACATCGAACGGGAACGGCGCCAGTCTTGGGCACGCGCACGCTCGCCCCACACTGCTGGCAAAAGACCAGCCGAGGGCGCAAGCCGACCGTGTCAAACTCTATCCGAGCGGTTGCAAGGAGGGCCTTTTGCGTCGCTTCGAGTGTCGTATAGCGAAGGACCGCGCCGGACTTGTCAACGACCGCAACGCGACGCTCGCGCGTGCGCACTGTCGCAGCGCGGAGGGTCGGCGCCACGACCGCGGCCACGGCCAGCCGCTGCGCCTTGTTCCGCGGCTCGAACTCACGCCCCACGTCGCACCCGCCCCGCGTAGTCCAGGATCGTCGTATGGTCGCGTCCGAGTGCCTGCCCGATGTACGTCGACGACATGCCGGCGGCCCTCGCGCGGAGGATCAGGTCACGCCGCGCGGCGCAGATGTCCCGCGTGCGACGACGGCCGAGCATCTCTTCGTGCGAGACGAGATGCTCCGCGCAGACGGCATCGAGGAGCTGCGCGAACTGCACGCGCATCGGGAGCGGCGCAACCTCGATGGGGCCGGCGAGTGCGGGGATCCAGGTGGCGCGGGCGGTCATTGACGCCCCGCCAGCGATGGATCTGCCTCGAACGCCAGCAGGAACAACAAACAGCACCCGGCATGCGCAAGATGCGGCAGGCCGCTCTCCTCGTCGAGGCGCTCCCCCTCCCACCAGGCCGCTAAGTGCCTCATCGTCGCGGCGTAGTATCTGCGCCGCGCCTCGGGAACGCTCTGCCACGCGTTCGGGGCGTACTTCTTTGCGCCGAACGTGAGCACCTCCACGATCGAACGCACAGAGGCGACGGGCAGCAAATCCCACTGCGGCTTTCCGCGGTCGTCCTTGCGGCCGACTGGCGCGCCAGCTTCGGGTGCGGATACTAATTCCACACGCCACCCCCCGCGACAAAGGCCGCTTCCGCCCCCCCGGGCGCCCCCGCATGCTCGCCGAAGCCGACGAGAGCGAGCATGTTGTCGCGCGGGCGCCACGCGAGTAGGACGCCGCTCTCGTCGCACCGGATCTCGTGCGCGCGCGGGATTCTGCGGAGCAGACTACAGGCCACCTCGAAGTCAGCCGCCATCGTGATCAGGTCGCCGTTTGCTGCAACTACGCGGTACATGGTCCGTCTCCCTCCTGCACAAACGTCACGCGTTGCGTGCAACGTGCACGCGATTCATGGTTGGTCACGATGCCTCGCGCGCTTCCCCGTCACCTGTCAGGAGCCACGCCAGTGAGACGCCCAGCGCGCGCGCGTACTTCTCCAGCGTGTCCGTCCGCATCGTCGGACGCTCACCGCGCTCGACGCGCCACGTGTACCCGAACGAGACCCCGGCCTTTTCGTCGAGCTGGCGCGTGGTCAGGTTCAGAGACTTGCGCACGCGGCGGATGCGCTTGGGGAACGACGTTGAGTGGCTCATGCTGATGACAGCTGTATCGCCGACGACAGTTGACGTCAAGCCGAGCAACAGCAGTCCCGTCGACACCTGTCTTCCGCCTGAGCAAACTTCGGCCGTGGTTTCGCGGACAGAGACACCCGAGCCCGCTGATAAGAATTCGTTCGCCTGGCGGCTCTGGTGGGTGATGAAGAACCGCTTCGACGGCAACGCGTCGGAGATGGCTCGGGCGTGCGAGCTGGAGCGGACACACATCCGCAACACCATCATGCGGCCGACCGCTGAGCTGAAGGCCGGCAACGCATACAAGGTCGCGAAAGGCTCCGGCGTCAGCCTCGCGTGGCTCGGCGCGAGCAGGAATGTTGTCGTCAGAGCTTGACGACAGCTGTCATCGCGCATACAACTGTCTGCATGACCCACGGCGCTCCGACCATCCCCGCTCTCCCCCTGGACCCCCCCGACACCGGCGAGGCCCTCTCTTGCTCGTGCTGCGGACGCGAGGTCGACGGCTGCATCGCAGAGGAGATCCGCTGCGGCGTGTACGCGTGCAGCAAGCCGTGCGCGGAGACGCTCACGTCCGTGGCGTGTCCGGACTGTGGGGCGAACGAGATGGAGGGCGAGGAGCACTCGCGGGAGTGTCTCGAGGTCCAGGACGCCGACCGCGACGAGGACGTCGAGCCCGACTGCTGGCGGTACGAATGGGACGGCATCGAGGTGGCATCGTGAGCCCCCCGAGGATTCCCGACGAAGAGCGCCCAACGCTGTTCTGGAGTCGCCTCCGCCGCGAAGGCGACTGCCTTGTTTGGGTCGGTGCCGTTACCTCAGCTGGATACGGGATCGTCAACTGGGGCGGCAGATGCCGGACTACGCATCGGCTCGCTTTTGAGTTCGCACACGGGGCTCCGCCGCCGAGCGGGCTGTTTGTCCTGCATCGGTGCGACAACCGCCCGTGCTGCAACCCAGAGCATCTGTTTCTGGGGACCAGCGCAGACAATGCCCACGACATGATCGCGAAGGGGCGAGCGGTATTTCAGACGTCCACATGCCGTCGTGGGCATGGGTACACGCCGGAGAACACCGGTCGCCGCAGGGGACATCGTGTGTGTCGGGCGTGCCTACGTGCGGCGCGGTTGAGGGCGCGACGCCAGGCGGTGACCACATGAGTCATTTCAATGACGGCGCCGCCGCGACGTGGACCAGCGAGCCGACGCTCGGGGACCTTGCCTCTCTCGTTGCCTCTGTCGGCGAGGGCTATGAGCCGCTCCGCATCGGACACGACCGCCACGGATACGTCGTGTCGTTCGGAGGCGTGCAGGTGGCCGCGAACACGCTCACCGTGGCCGTGCGCAGGCTTCTCGAGATCCATCGCGACCGGGTGCGGCTGCATGGGGGAGCTCGCTGAACCGGCAGCGCGGGTGGCTTCCTGCGCGGCGATCACGACCGCTAGCCCTCCCGGGGGCCTGTCTGGATGTCGTGGTCGCCGCGGAGGACGTGACTATGCAAAAGAGTGATTCGATCGCCGCGCTCGCCGCAGCGCTGGCGAAGGCTCAGAGCGAAATGGGCACGGCCAAGAAGGCCGCCATAAACCCGCACTTCAGATCGCGGTATGCAGACTTGGCGTCTGTCTGGGAAGCCGCTCGCACGCCTCTTGCGAAAAACGGACTAGCGGTCATCCAGACTAGCGACGACTCAGAACGAGGCGCGTGCATCATCACGACGCTCGTGCATTCGTCGGGAGAGTGGATTAGCGGCAGGCTCACGTTGCCTGTCTCTAAGGCCGATGCGCAGGGCTACGGATCGGCGATCACTTACGCCCGGCGCTATGGCCTCTCCGCCATCCTTGGCATCGCTGCGGACGACGACGACGACGGCAACGCCGCCACGCGCAGTGTGGATCGACCGTCGGAGCCGGCTGCAACGACGACGGGCCCGGCGCGCGACTGGGGGGCGTTCGCTCGCGACGCGATCGCGCGGATCGACAACGCCTCCACATCGGAGGCGATCACAGCAGTAGCCAAAGAGGTTCACCTTGCGAAGCCCCCCAAGGCGCAGCGCGACCTCATCGCTGAGGCCTACTCGCGCAAGGTCGCACTTCTGTCGGCGGAGTCGGCTTCGTGAACGTCACTGCGTCAAAACTCGGTCTCGCAATGGCCTGCACACATCCGTGGACGGGGGGCCTGGCGTGGGTTGAGTCGCGCGGCGCGCAGGCTCACTTAGGCAACGCCATTCACGCACTGGCGGAGCGGCACGTGCGCGACGGGGCGGCGGACGTGGACGGCGCTGCCTTGGAGTTTTCGTTGCAACCAGCGCAGGTGCTCAAGCTCCGCATGATGTTCCAGCGGTGGTTGCAGTGGGCAGAGCGCCACGACACGACGACGTGGCGCGTGGAGCAGGCTTTCGCCATCGACCCCGTCGACGGGAGGGCGCGCCTGCTGCCTAGCAAGCATCACCGCGACTATTCGGCGCTGTCGGAGCGAGAGATAGGCGGGACGGCCGACGTCGTCGACGTCACTGCGCACGGCGTGATGGTGGCCGACTACAAAAGCGGCGTGTGGGTCGATCCTCCGCAGGACAGCGCGCAGATGCGTGCGTTGGCGCTGGCGGTATCGAGGGCCTACGGGCGGCCGGACGTCGTGGCTCGCATCGTGCGCGTGATGCCTGACGGCGTACGAGACATAGAGCACCACTTCGACGCGCTCGAGCTGGCCGTCATCGACGACGAGTTGCACGAGCTTTACCGCCGCCTACAGATGCCGACGGGCCCCACGCCAGGACAACACTGTCGCTTCTGCCCTGTCAGGGGCACATGCGCCGCCAGTCAGTATCGCCTGTCGAATCAAGCTAAAGGAGTGAGCTATGGCCACATCGATTGAGGATAGGGTTTCGGCGTTGGAGGCGGAGTGCGCAGCCATCAAGGCACGCCTCGCGGCAACGCCGGCAAAGGCTGACCTCCCCGAGGTTGACATCGACAGCGAATACGGAAACCCAGTTGTGCAAAAAGATCCGCCGCGGTGGAAGGGCGATAGCTTCGTTGGCTCCCCTTACTCGCTGTGCTCCGCAGAATACCTGCGCGGGCTCGCGGGCTTCCTGCAGTGGAAGGCGAAGAAGAACGCGGAGGAGGGCAAGGAGAAGTTCGCGAAGTACGACTTGCTCGACGCCGCGCGCGCGCTCGCGTGGGCCAAGCGACTCGATGCGACGGCGCAGGAGGTGCGGCGCTACGGGACGACCGGACACGGCGCTAGCGCGAAGCACGCGGTCACGCCGGAGCCGGACGGAGACGGCGAGGCCGATGTGTGGGTGTCTGCGGGGGACACGGACGGCATCCCATTTTAGGGACCGCGCAGGCCGCGGTCAGAAGGAGACGATCATGACGAAGGGCATTCAGAGGCAAGGGGACGTGATCTTGATTCCTACGACGGAGAAGCCGAGCGGCGATCAGGTGCCGAGGGATCCGCGCGGGCTGGTGCTCGCGGAAGGCGAGACCAGCGGCCATCACCACCAGGTGTTCGGCAGCGGCCACAAGCTTTTTCAGCGCGCAGCTGCGGGGGAACGCATGCTCGTGGTCGTCGGCAAGGGTGCAGATCTCCGGGTGGTCGGTGGAGGCGGTGGTGGTGTCGACCGGCACACGCACGTGTCGCTGGCGCCGGGGCGCTACCTCGTGCGTGTGCAGCGGGCGTGGACTAGCGAGAACGCCAGCCGGCAGGTCCAGGACTAGCCATGGCCACTCGCAAACCGAAGTCGGTCAAGCGCGTCGATCGTCTCACCAACGCCCAGCGGGCGCGCATGGCGGAGTGGGCAGAGCGGTGGATCGCTATCGGGCTGTCCACCGAGCCCGCGGACCGCGCACGGTTCGAGGCGAACATCCCCATATGCTACCGCGCGGCGGGGCTCGAGCCGCCGAAGCGCATCGTTTGGGTGCCGTCGCCCATCGTTGGCGCGCTCGCATTCCCGGCCGCGGCGCTGATTCTGGCGCTGCGGGAGAAGCTCGCTGGGAAGGCGGAGATCGATCACGACGCGGTGCACGACGCGGTGGGCGACGCGGTGCACGACGCGGTTGACGGCGCGGTGGGCGACGCGGTGCACGACGCGGTGCACGGCGCGGTTGACGGCGCGGTGGGCGGCGCGGTGCACGGCGCGGTGCGCGGCGCGGTGCACGACGCGGTGCACGACGCGGTGCACGACGCGGTGGGCGGCGCGGTGCACGACGCGGTTGACGGCGCGGTGGGCGGCGCGGTGCACGACGCGGTTGACGACGCGGTGGGCGGCGCGGTGCACGACGCGGTTGACGACGCGGTGGGCGGCGCGGTGCACGACGCGGTTGACGGCGCGGTGGGCGACGCGGTGCACGACGCGGTGCACGGCGCGGTTGACGGCGCGGTGGGCGGCGCGGTGCACGGCGCGGTTGACGGCGCGGTGGGCGACGCGGTGCACGGCGCGGTGCACGGCGCGGTGGGCGACGCGGTGCACGACGCGGTGCACGACGCGGTTGACGGCGCGGTGCACGACGCGGTGCGCGGCGCGGTGCACGGCGCGGTGGGCGGCGCGGTGCGCGGCGCGGTGCACGGCGCGGTGGGCGACGCGGTGCACGACGCGGTTGACGGCGCGGTGCGCGGCGCGGTGCACGGCGCGGTGCGCGGCGCCTCGATCGCCAAGGCGTACCGCGATGCGCTCTCCCGGATGTGGCCGCTCATCCTCGGTGGCCAGTTCTGGGTGGGCGGCTGGTACTGGGGCTCTCCGTCGTACGTCTCTTTCTTTCGCGAAATCTGCGGGCTCGAGCTAAGCGAGGACATCGCGCAGCGCGCGCTCGCGTACGAAGCCACGGCGCGGTCCGCGTGCTGGTGGTGGACGCACAAGGATTTCGTGATGGTGTGCGAGCGGCCGTGCGTGCTCGCGCGAGATGCGCAGGGCCGCCTGCACCGCGAGGACGGTCCGGCGGCAGAGTGGCCCGACGGGTGGGGCGTCTACCGCATTCATGGAATCAACGTCCCGGCGGACATCGTCGAGCATCCCGAGCGCCTCACCGTCGAGCGTATCCACGCCGAGCGCAACGAGGAGGTCCGGCGCGTCATGATCGAGCGCTACGGCCTAGCGCGGTACGTCCGCGATGCGCAGTTCGAGGTGGTCGACCAGGACGTCGACACCGCGGGCCAGCCGCGTCGACTGCTGCGTCGCGAAGGCCTGCTCGTCGTCGAGCTGGTCAACAGCACGGAGGACGCGGACGGCAGCCGTCGTCGGTACTTCGTTTCCGTGCATCCGGAGTGCCGGCCGCTACTCCCGGACGGTGGGCTAGGCGAGCCGCAGAAGCTTACGGCGCTGGCCGCCGTGGCATCCACGTACGGCATGCGCGCGGAGGAGTATGCGCGTGTAGAGGTGGAGACGTGAGCGTCGACGATCGTCTCAGAGACCTCGAGGCGCGCGCCCGCAAGAGCGTCGAGGCGAACAGCCGCGACGGGTGCACGGTGATGCCATCGCATCCGTCGTCGGTGCTCGTGGACTTGCTGTCGATGCTGCGGGAGGGGACGAGGGGCGACGCGTTACACGCCGCCCTGTCCCGCGCGGAGGCGGCGGAGGCGAAGCTCGCGTCCCTCTCGTCGGGGGTGGCGGGGGTGCCGGAGGAGATGTCCCCCGTCGATGGCGACGGGCCGTGGTGGCGCTATTGCGTGGCGCCCTACGACAACGAGAAGGGGTCGTGTACGTGCGTGGCGATGCGGATCGCGCTCGACGAGGAGCGGGCCTCGCGCGCGACAGCGGAGGATCTCTGCAACGCGCTCATGGCCACGGGACTAGACGCTATCACCGCCGCCCGAGCCCAGGGCGCGGCGGAGGAGAGGGAGAAGTGTGTCGAGGAGCTGCATGTCGAGGCGCGCGCCAAGACACTCCTCGGATGCCACTCGGAGGCGGCCGGCCTCCACCACGGAGCGGACGCCATCCGCGCCCGCGGCGCGGCGGCGAGTATTACCGCCACGGACGATAAGATTCCTAAGATTCCTAAGGACGATACTCCTCCGCCGTGCGCGGCGTGCGACGGCACCGGTGAGTTGGAGCCGTGGAACGTGTGCCCAGATTGCCACGGCACCGGCGACGGTCCTGCACCGGCGGCAAGCGGCACCGAGGGCGCGCGGGGGGAAGATGTCGAGAGTCGTGTCGAAGGCGAAGAGGGCGAGGGTGTGGTGGCTGGTGGTGTCCGGGCCGAACGCGCAACTTGACGAGGCTTGGTGCTCGCGTCAGGACGCACGTGACGCGCGCGCGTGGCTGGCGAAGCAGCACCCGGAGTGCGGACCATACGAAGTCGTCCGCGTCGTCGAGCAGCCCGCGAGGGCGGGGAGGAGGCGGAAGGGATGATCTGCGAACAGTGCAAGGCCGAGGGCAAGACGTCGCGCGTGACGGGGTTGGGAGGCAGCCGCACGCTGATGTACTGCGCGCCGTACTACGACGAAGAGGGACGCAGGCACCATCACGACTTCAACATCACGACGTCCGGCTACGAGTGCAGCAACGGACACCACTGGGAGACGCAGTCACGCGGCACGTGCTGGTGCGGCTGGAAGGGGGACGCATGACCGACGCCGAACTCCGCGCGCTCTGCGAGCGTGCTACGCCGGGGCCGTGGTATGCGGTGCATGCGCGCAAGAACAGCTATGGGTCCGAGCCAGAGACATTGTGCCCTGCGAGCTGGTGGGAGGAGGTCACGGAGACACGGTCTCACGAGACGCAGTTCACCATCGGCCATGCGCCAGAGATCCCTGGCTGGGACACCGATGGTGGCTACTCGCAATATTGCATCTGCGAGCACGACGCCGCCTTCATCGCCGCCGCCCGAGAGGCGCTGCCTGCGTTGCTGGACAGAGCGCAGGCCGCCGAGACGCGGGCGGCCGAGAGCCGCGTCTGCCAGGACTGCGGTGGCCTGACGCTGCCGTGCTCGGAGTGGCACGGGCCGATGCACCTGGCGCAGGCGTTGAAGGATGCCGAGGCGAAGCTCTCGGTTGCGCGCGAATTCGTTGAGCACGTCGACGGATTCGCAGGGCCGCCTGAGGGCACCGAGTGGTCGTGGATGAAGCAGCTCGCCCGCAAAGCCCTCGCGGCGATTGAAAAGGAGCCGGCGAAGTGACGAACCTCGAAGCCGAGGAGACCGCAGTGGCCGCCTATGTCGAGTGGTTGAAGGAAGCGTTGCGGCTGCGCGAGCTGTTTCTCGACGCGGGCTTGCCGTTGCCGGACCGCCTGCGGCGCGTGCTGGATGACTCGGGAGCGGCGATTGCAGGGGGTAAGGTGGAGGCATGCTTATCCGGTTCATGCACTGTCTCGATACTCACAAGGGTGAACGTGTGCGCCGCTGTAGAGGCTCTCGTACGTTGGCGGCTCCGCGTCACTGGCAATCCCGAGCAGGCTCCGGAAGGAGTTGAACGGGTAGAACCGCCGATTGAACCGGAACGTGAACTCGTTGCAGTAGGCCTGTAGGTGTTGAGGATCGACGCCATGGTGGACCCCGTTGATCCAGGCTTTGAGGTTGGAAAACACGAGATGAATCAAGGGCAGGTACTCCTCTGCGATGCGCGCTTCGTCCCGTTCGGCGACGGGCAGATGTTCGAAGCCGCGCTCTTGCAAGCTGGCGTATCCCTGCCACGCGTCCGTGATGACCATCGTGTTGCACTCGACGGAGTCCTCCACGAAGCGGCAGAGGCTGCGAGCCGAGCGATTTGGCACAACGGAGAGGCGCAGGCGACCGGCATACCGACCACCGCGACGAGGTACTGCCTTGGCGGGAGCACCGGGCGCGACGGCCTTACGCGTGCAGACTTCGACGGCGCCCGCCACGACGATGCCGTGGTGCACGCCCTTGCCCTCGCCGCGCGTCCTGCCGCCCACGTAGGTCTCGTCGACCTCGACGGGCAGGGGGCCACCGATGCGGTCTCGCTCCGGGCGCACCATGCCGGAGCGAAGCTTGTGGAGGATCTGGAACGCCGTCTCGTACCGTGTGAGGCCAAGCTGTCGCTGGAACTGCACCGCGCTCATGCCGGGAGTCATCGAGGCCAGCAGGTAGGCGCCCCAGAACCACACGCTCATCGGCGTGTGGCTGTCCTGCATGACCGTGCCTGCCATCAACCGTGTTTCTTTCCGGCACTTGCGGCACCGAAGGACGTGGGGACGCGTCTTGATTCGCGAGGGCTCACCGGCGACCTCGCACGATGGGCAGACGAAACCGGTGCGCCAACGGATCTGTTCGAGGTACTTGGCGCATGCCGCGTCGTCGGGGAAGAGGCGTTGAAAGTCGGGCAGAGATTTCGGGAACGGAAGGTCGTGCATGACTCAAGCCCTCTCCGGCGCGTAAAGAAAGAGTTTTCCGTTGCGGATCTCGTCGACCATGACGCCATGTCGATTGCGAACTTTGCCCTTTACCCATCCAGCTCGGAGGTAGCAGTAGCCGGGATTTTGAGATTTGACTTCAGCGACTCCAATCTCAGTACGCAAACGCTCGTTCGGCAGCACTCCGTAGCGGGTCAACCACTGTCGATAAGTCTCTTCAGTGGCATCCTGAATCAGCCACGAAGACAGTCCTGCGCCGAGATTACGGAACATCATGTTACGCCAAAGGAATCGCGGCTTGATGTCTGTCGCTCCAGCCCGCCCGCGGCTTGCGCCGGTTCCCTTCGCGGACGGTGTGCGCTGATAAACACAAGCCCAGACTGCTCGCCCACATTTTGTGACGAGAACAATCTCTTTTCCGACACCAGTGAATGTCTTGGAGCCTGGCGTGCGGCGCGAGTAGTGCGGTCCGATTCCCTCAAATCGCCCGACACCATCGACAACATCCAAAGCTCGCCGGTCCGAGCTCGACGACAAATCCCACACCGTTTCCAAAAGGGCGACCTGTGCTGCCATGCCTCAAATCCTAGTCACGAACGATTGGTGTGTCAACCGGATAAGCATGGGTGGAGGGATGACGAAGGTGTGGACCGACGAGTATAGGGCCTTGGTGCGGCTCCTGGTCCTAGAGCACGACGCGGACGGACCAATGGACATCGAGGTCATCTCGGCCGCGCGGCGACGAGGCTATGACGCCGACGAACTGTGGCGCGACGTATCGGACGCCGTGACCGCGGCGAGTAACCGCGATTATGCAGGCCGCATGCGGGAGATCCTTGCCATCGCGGAGGAATCGAGACGCCGCTTTCGCAAGGCTACGCCGCCGCGCTCGCCCTAGCGCACGCCTCGACGTAGCGGGGATAGAGCATCGCCCGCGTCACGGCGTAGGAGACCTCGGCCACGGTGATCGTGCCGTCCTTGTCGCGGTCGAAGCCGATGTTGGGCGCGTACGCCCATCCCAGCCGGCCACCCTTCACGACGAGCGCGTAGCCAGGCTCGCTCGCGTGGTCGATGAGGGCGGGCAGGAAGATCGCGAGGTACACCGCCGTAGCATTGACCAGCTTGCCCGTGTGCGGCCGGAGATAGCGCGCGACGAAGGGGAGCTGGTCCACCGCGGTGAGCTTCCTGAACGCCGCATCGCCCTGGAGCCAGCCGAGGCCGCGCAGGATGACAGGCATGAACTGGATCAGGCCCGAGGCGTCACCGTTCGGGTTGTGCGCGTCGGGGCGGATGCCTGACTCGTTCATCATGACGCCAAGCAGATCGCCTGGCGCGCACTGCACCTCGTCGCACACGGCGCACAGCCCGGAGAAGAATGCATCGGGAAGGTCGCTCGTGTACGGGTAGCGCGCCTGCACCTCGGCCGGCGCTGGCGGGTCCAGCGTCAGCATCGCCGCGGGCGCGTATTCGTCGTCGTCGCTCACCACACCCACACCCGGAGTACGGCCACGGCAATTACGGAGCACATGACGCCCGCGGCGAAGCCGGCGAGTAGGTAGGGGACGGGGCTATCGACCATGACACGTCCACCCGGCGCCGGAGCCAGCGAGGAAGATCGCCACGCAGAGGGCGGCGACCTTCAGGGCGAAGATGGCCTGTTGCTTCAGATCATCCACCGCCGAACTTCGCTTTCTCTGCCGCGTCCACGGTCGCGTCGGCGGCGTCCAGCATCGCCTTCCGCTGCGCGTCTCCGCCGCCGGCGAATTCGCTCTCCACGAGCTCGGCGGACGCGACGATCAGCTTCCAGAGGAAGGCCGCGGTCTGGTCACTGAGACCCAGCGCGGCGAGCTCGCCCTTGACCACACCCTCCGCCACTTCGAGAACGGCCGGCTCAACGGTATCTAGGAGACTCACGGTAAACCTCCATCCACGCACGGGTGGTTGAACTGGGCCTTGACCGCGCAGCGGCACGAGTCCGCCTCGGCCTTCGTCTTGGCCTTGTCGACACATGCGAGCTGGGCGGCTTCATAATCGCCCGCGGAGTGCGCGTTCTCCGCCGTGTACGACGGACAACCGGCAATGGTGATGGCCAGCACAGCGACCGCCGCCCTCACGATCCACCGTCCTTCGCAACGCCCTCGGGGTCCGTCGTGCGCTCGCTGGCGGGGATCTTCGACATCGCCGGCTTCAGGCCCGACTGCGTCAGGATCGCCCCCACGATGGCCATGGCCGCCGTAGAGTCAATTTTCCCCTTCCAGGTCAGAATCCCCACCATCGCCACCGCCGCGACCGCGACCAGCGCGGGCCCGAGCTCAAAACTCCACGTCTTCATGTGAGTGCCCTTCCGAAAAAGTGAATCAGCCAGTTGGCGAATTCCCAGAACTTGGGAGCGCCGAGCATGGCCGCCACGCAGTAGCCTCCATACTTCCGCCCCACTGCCTTCAGGTCCGCTGCGATGGCGTCTTTCGTCTGCTCAACGATGCCGTCCAGCTTCTTCCCCTGCGTCCCCACGTCCGACTTGATGGCGGCGAGGGTGGCGTTCTGTGCGCGGTCGTTCGACGCCAGCGCGCCCACCTCGCGCAGGAGTGAGCCTTCCAGCTCCGCCTGCGAGTCGCGCAATCGCTTTGCGTCGTGCTCCGTCTTGGTAAGACGTCGGTCAATCTCGAGAATCTTCGCGCCTTGCGCGGTGAGCGAGCCGCGTAGCTCGCGCATCTCGGCTTGGAGTGTGGCGCTGGCGGCTGCCTGCTCGCGAGCCGTGGCCTGAGACGTGGCCATGTGCTGCTGCAACACGGTCATTAGCTCGGCATTACTCGGTTCCGTAAGCGGTGCCATGCTCGCCATCTCCTGCGCCCCTTCGGCTACTTCTTCTTCGCCTCGGCCTTCGCCTTCGCGTCGTTCACGTACTGAGCGTCCATGAACGCCCGGCGGTACGGCTCAAGCTGCGCCATGAGCAATGGCTGCCATGGAGTGTTGGGAAACACGTTGATCGTGGGCGCCTCAACTACCGGCTTGCAGGCGTCGTACTCCTCGTCCTCCATGCGCAGCTCGCCACCGGGATGGGCCGCACGCGTCTTCTCGACGAGACGGATGATGCAGGCCATCTGTAGATGCGACCCGCCCATGCGCTGGTCGTTGAGGATGCAGGTCAGAAACCAGCGCTTGAATGGAATGAAGTCGCCAGGGTTGTCCGTCAACGGATCGGCTAGCTGGACGTTCTTTTCGGGTAGGTGGACAATTCTCATGTCGTCACCGCCAGGAGGGCGCGGGCGAGGATCGCTGCCACGTCGTCCGGAACCGTGTCGCTGGCGTACGCGCCGCCGAGACGTTTCCCGTCCGGGCCGAAGACGTCGATGTATGGCTCCCCGGTGCGCGAGATGAGCGTCTTTCCGCCGTCCGGCGAGCTGGTTGCGTTCTCGTCGGCGAAATAGACCGTGAATCGACACGCGGCTAGCGCTGGCGGAGTGACGTCCACGGTGATGGTCTTGGTCTGCGGTGTCGACGCCGCTGCTTTTGCGGCATCTGCGGACATGCTCACGGTGTTCATGCATCTCCTTAGGTTGGGATGAGGTCAATTAGGCGCTGGCTCCACGTGCCGGCGATATTGACGGTAACTAGCAGCATTGCATTCTTGGTTTTCGTCGTCGTAGACGACGTGACGTTGATGAACTGTAGTCCTGTCTTGTTCGATCCTCCGGATCCTGTTCCCCAGATGAGCGGGTATCCACTGCCGCCTGTCACGCCGGACTTATCGGCGCAGCACGAGAGGTACATTCCAGCCGCGGGGTCGGCCGTAGGCGCCGTACCGTCGGTTACATAGACTGTATTCGTTGCGCTATTGAACGCCGGCGACAGCGTGCCAATAGACACGTTGGTCGCCGTCAACGAGATGAGCGACGACTGCACCGTGAGCACAGAGAACGCAATGAACTGCGTTGACGAACACACCACAGTCTGCGTGCCGCCAATCTGAAAGCCCACTTGGTTCCCTGCGATGAGGAATCCGTTACTCCCGCTGTTGACGTTCGCATCGCCGACATAGACGGTGTCGGTGCTGTCCGTGTAGAGGCACGCGAGATTCGCCGTGCCAGCGTGGTTGCGCGCACCGACGAGGATCTGGTTCGTAGTTGGCGTTGGGAAGCGAAGCCACCCCGCCGTGGAGACGCTCGTGGCACCGTTGAAAGAGAGCACCGCCGTGCTGCGCACCGTGACGACGCCGCCGGATCCGGTGAGCGCCACGACGACCTGCGATGTGTTCGTCGAGCCGGCGAGGTCGTTCGCCCACGTAACGGCGGTGGTAGCGCCCAGCATCGCGACCCACGCGCCGCCGATACGGCCATACAGGAACGTGTTCGCGTCGGCCGGGTCGTTGCGGATGTAGAGCGAACCGTTCGCCGGCGTAGAGGCCGGGGCGCCGGTGCCGGCGTTTACCTGGTTTGTCTGCGACGCGAACAGATACGTGGTCGTTGAGACGCTGCCGTTGATGGTGCAGGCGCTGCCCGTCGTATCGAGCGCCGTCGTCGCACCGACAATGAGCGAGACATGGCCGACGCCGGTGATCCACGTATCGGCTTGGTTGGTGCCGGAGCCGACAAGCACGCGATTCGTCGTGTCCGTGGACAGGACCACGAAGTCCGCGCTGTTCGCGTTGTTTCGGCTGACGATGATGGACGTCGCTGCGCCAGGCGCTCGGATGTAACCGCTCGCGACGCTGCCTCCATTCGTCCCGAGCGTGATGGCGCCCGACGATGAGACATTGAGCTTGCTCGAGGCATACGTGAACTCCGCGGTGCCGCCGAAGGCGCCCGCGTTGTTGTATTGCATCCACGTCGTAGATCCGCCCGGGACAGTAGGGGTGAGCGTCGCCCACTCCATCGCCGTGACGCCCGCGTTCGTGCGCAGGTACTGAAGGCCCGAGCCGAGCGCGGAGAGCCCGGTCCCACCATTGCCGAACGGCAGCGTGCCGGTGACGTAGTTCGCGCCGCCCGCGAGGTTCACAGGCGCGTAGGTGAGCGTCGAAACGCCTGACACCTGGAGGACGTTGCCAGTCGTCAGCCCGCCCGCCGCGGGCACCGACGCACCGTGGATCTTCAGCACGCCCTGGTTGCCGGACACGCTCGCGGGGTCGAGGTCCCCACCGTAGGTGATCGCGACGGTCCCCGGCTGCCATGTGCTCCCTGCGTTGCTCCAGATGAGCGCCTGCCCGTCCGTCGGTGCCGTCGAGGCCACCGCCCGATTCTGGATCTTGACGGCCGTGTTGCTGCCGCTCGGGCCTATGACGTCGCCCGTGAGGGTGTAGGAAACGGTGGAGACGGCGCCCGCAAGGTTGATCTGAACGGCGCCTTCCTTGTCGACGATGCCGAGGAGGGTGCCCGAAGCGGCCGATGCGCGACGCACCAGTCCGTTGGAATCCACGACAGCGTTTTCGATGATGCCCGTGCCAGTGAATCCCACCGCGCTGGCTGGCACCTTCGCGTCCCGCTGGATGTGGATGGTCGATCCGCCCGCGCCCGTTTCGAGCGCGACGCCATCGATTGTCCCGCTGGCGCTAGTGGCCAGGTTCGCGGTGGAGGCGATTACGTAGGAGGTTCCGTCGCTCGACTTGGTGACTGCGTAGCCCTGCGGGACAGTCCCGCCCAGCAGCGACACCACGGCGCTGAAGACGATGCTGTAGTTCTGGGCGTACGCGCTCGACATGGCCTACCTCAGTACAGAACGAAGCCGGTTGCGGTGGCCGAGGTGATCGACTTGAAGGCGAACGTGTAGACCGTCCCCGCGAGCAATCCGGAGAAAGTCTGATCTGACGTGTCGCCAATCAGTTTGCCGGTGATCGTGCCGTTGCCTGTGAGGTAGACGGCGCGACCTGCGGGGTCGAGCGTGAGGCTATTGGCGATGGCGGTGCACGGCCCACGGAAGGAGAACGGTGCGCGGGCTTGGACGTTGGGGGTCACGGACGACATGGGTCACATTCCTTTCTCTGCTTGCTGGCTGACTGTCATGACGTCGTGCGCGACGTCGAACGGCTTGCTGGGGGACATAGGATGCGGCGCGTTGGCCTCATCGCTCGCGGGCGCGGGGCCGTAGGTGGCTTGGATTGCTCGGACGAATGCGGGATCCATCGTTTCGTCGGTGGGCAGGTCGAACAGCGTACCGAGCTGGATGCGCTTCGCGTACGGAAGCGGCTCCTCCTGCTCGGCGAGCTGGTGGACGACCTTGGTTCTCAGGTCGTCGTACATCTTCGGGTAGACCGCCTTCAGTGCCTCCACCTGATCGCGCGTCAGGCGACCCGCCTTCATGTCCGTCAGGACCGTGGTGGGATCGTCGATGGTGGCTAGGTAGCGAGCGAATTGGGTGCGCTCCGCGTCGCTGATTCGCGGCTTGTCGAGGTGGGGCGTAAGGCTCTTCTGGTCGATGTGCCCTGGCGGGAGCTTCGATGCGAGGAACTGCGACGCGCGTGCCTGCACTGCCGCCGTCGCTGCCGTGATCTTCGGCGCGTGCGCGCCCATGTCGCCCGTCTCCGCGGTGAACCGGCGGGCCTGCTCCGCGGGATCTCCCGCGAGCCTGGAGATCTCCGCGGCCACGCGTGCGTGCGCCGCGGCGCGCGTTTCGCCCCTCTGCGGGCGCAGGATGTCCACGGAGGCGGGAAGGACGGCGCGCGCCTTTGGCTTTTCGAAAAAGCCAGACACACCCTCGGCCATCTGGCGATCGACCAGTGCGCCGCGCTTTTCAACCTTGAATAGGGCTGCGGCGTGCTCCAGGACATCCGGCGCCACGAAGTTGAAACGCGAGCGCACCATCTTGTTGGCGATCGCGCCCGCCGCGCCCCCGATCGCCGCGCCGGCTGCCGTGCCGAGTGGGCCCGCGGCGGATCCGATCATCCCGCCTACCTTCGCCGCGCCTGACGCCACGATATTATCCGTGAGGCCAAGGATCCGGTTGCGCGCGATCGCCGCTTCGCCACTCTCCGCGTTCTTTTCGAGAAGGGCGAACGCTTGGTACCCGCGCTTGGACGCCTGGTAGCCCTCGGAAAAGTGCGCGCCGAGCTCGGGCGCGAGCTTGTCGCCGGACTGCATCAGCTTGTCTTCGAAGAAGTTGCGCGCTCCGAGGAAGGCGCCCATGTCCGGATCGGAGTACTTCGTTTTCCAGGCCTTATCGGCATCGACGCGGAAGTCTCGCATCTGCCTGAACGACATGACCGCGTCTGGGTTCTTCTCCAGACCGGTGATACGGGCGATGTCGTTGGCGAACGACTGGAGCTTCGACACCTGCGCGCCAGTGGCGCCGTGACCCTTCAGTGGGTCGATGACCTGCTGCTGGAACTCACCCAGGAGGTCGGCGACCTTCGGCTGTAGCTCTGGTGGCCGTGCCATTGGCGCTGCGACCGTCTCATCCAGCGCACCGCCTTTGCTCCATTCCTGCTCGGCGCGTTTGGCCGCGGCATCCAGCTGATTGAGGTGTTCGTCCAGAAGCTTTCCGTACTTCTCCTGACCCTTCTCTGCCGCCTCCACCAGGTCGGCGTGTTCGAGGTCGCCAAAGGACTTCTTCCCCACCAGCTCCGGCGCTTCATCAGCCCAGATGTTGCCCACTACATCGGCGCCGCCGGCGAACCGGTTGGCCTCCTTGGCCATGGCCTTGGTCCCACCAGCAGCGCGGAACGCAATCTCGCCACGCTGCTTCATCAGCGCTTCGGTGATCGTCGACTCCCCCTCGCCGCCCAGCGACTTGGTGAGCAGGCGTCCGGTACCCTTCCATGCCGACGTCCCAGCATCTCCCAGCACACCACCGCCAGCCGACAGCGCGCCGCCGAACACGGCGCCCTTCGCCATCGACGCGAAGAGTCGCTCGCCCGTCAGCTCATGGTCGCCGAGCGCCGCTTCGTTGACGGCGTCCGTCCCCATGTACGAGGCACCCTCGGTGGCGCCGCGCACGCCGCGCACGAACGCCTTACCCGCGAGCGACTTCGCGCCCGACCCGAGCAGGCCCGCCGCGCCCTCCTCGGCCGCCTCGCCGGCACCCGCAACTCCAGCGGACGGAGTGAGGACGGCCGGAGCGACCGCCCCAAGCAGCTCCGATCGCTTCGTCTGCCACGGATGGAGCGTCTCCCACTCAGACATTCGCTCGCGAGCGTTCTCCGCGCCTTTTTCGCCGAAGAGCGCGCGGGAGGTGTCGATCACCACCTTGTCCGTGGGTACTCCGAGGCCCTGACCGAGCCCGCGTGTGAATCCGGCGGTGTCCGCCGCGAGCGATCCGAACGCGGCCGCCCCGGGCGAGGAGTACTTCGCCGCAATCTTCGCGCTCTCCGCCTGTGCCTCCGCATCGCGAATCTCCTCCGGCTCGGCGGGGCGCGCGCCGGCGGCGAAGGCCTGCGGCGCGTCCTGCTCCGGGACGTAGAGGAGCGACCCATCGCGATCGACGACGGGAACAGGCGCCGTGGTCGGCGGGGCCGCGGGCGGCGGAGCGTCGGCCACCTACGGATTCGCCTTCTTCGCGCTCGACGGCATGTCCGGGCGCGCCTTCGCGTCCTGTTCGAGGGGGATGTACTTCCGCTCGATGTTGCCCGTCTTGGGGTTGCGTACCAGGACCTCGCGCACGCCGACGCCGTGCTGCGCGTTGATGAGCTCCTCGCTGCCGCCGCCGATCTGATCAGCCGCACGGCCCGCGAGCGTGGGCCGACCAAGCAGCTTGTCTGTAATGCTGTACTCAGTACCCAATGCCGCCATGGTCGGCCCGCGCTCGGACTCGCGGATAACGCCCTGCTGGTCCGCCTTACTGAAAATGGGCATTACTTGCTCCACGAGCATCTGCCGCTCGCGGTGGTACTCGGAGTACGGATTGGCAATGTCCGTGGCCGACGCTTTCTCATCGAGCTTGGCGATCGCGCGGAGCTTGTTCCCCACGTCCTTTTCGAAGCCCTGACGCGTGGAGATCTCCTGCTGCGCCTTCTCTCCGCGTACCGCGACCTCGCCGCCGCCCGGGCGGCCCACGACCTCGCCAGGCTTGACGTCGAGGAAGCCACCCATCGGGCCGCCGCCACCGACCGTCTGCGCCGGGATGAACCGCTGGTCTCGAGTGACCTGCGCGTTGGTGATCTCCGCCACCTTCGCTCGCGTCATCGCCACTTCGTCCAGCAGGTCGCCCTTCATCTTGAGTAGCGCCGACTTCGTGGCTTCGTCCTTCGCCTGCCCGGCCATCATGTCGGCCTGTGCGGCGGCATACTGAAGCTGCTGCCCGCGCACCGCCTCGCGCGCGGCGTCCTTGTTGCCCAGGGCCCGGTACGCCTCGCCAAGCGCGTTGCGCGCCAGCTCTGTCCGGTGTCCAGCGGCGTCGACGACCTTTTGCTGCGCGTCGATGTCCTTCTGGACGCTCTCCTCCATCATCTGACGGACCTTGAGGGCCTGGTTCTCGCCGCCGCCTAGACCGGCGCCGAACGCGCCGAGCGCCATCCCGATCGCCCCGATGAACTTGGTCGCCGTGTCCTGGTTGGCGAAGAGACCCTTGCGCGCCTCGCCCAGCTTCCGCACGGACACGTCGTACTGACGCAGCGATTCGTCCATGGCGGCGAGACGCTGGTTGGTGACTCGGTCGCGTTCTGCGTTCGCCTTCTGCAGCTCGGCGGTGTTCTGCCGCTCGAACTCGTTCCGCCACCTGTTGTATGCAGCGTCCGCCACAGCCTGATGCGCCGCAGCCGCCTCGGCATGCTCCAGCCCCTCCGCCTTCAATCCGCCGGCGGCCTGCGTCCCGGTGCGCACCGCCTCCGCATCTTCGGGCGTGAGTGGGCTCTCCCTGATGACCTTCGACGAATCCTGCCAGTGCGCGGGGATGGTGCGCGCAGGCTCCTCGGGAAACTGGCGCACGATGCCGCCGCCCTGGCCCTGCGACTGCGCAGCGATCGCCTTCGCACGGTCGCTCGCCTCCTGCGCGGCGTCAGGTCCCTTCGCCTCCTCATCCTTCTTCGTACCCGTGGGCGCGTTGCCCATGGTGGCCGCGCCGGCAAGGGCGCCGATGGGACCGCCGCCGGTGACTGCGAGCGCGGGGCCCATGGCGCTCACCGCGTCGGCCGCCTTCCCGATGCCCGGGTACTGTTGGCGCACGGCGTTGGTCAGCTGCTCCCATCGGCTACCGGGCGAGGCCTGCACGTCCGATGGGGAGATGTCGTTGAGTGAGCCGGCAGCGGGACCGCGCTGCACGCCACCGGCTGGCGCGTACTCCGCACCGTTGGCGGTGTAGGCCGACTTTTGCCCGTGTCCCTCGGCGGCCGACTTCCCGTGTCCAAGATAGCTCTCCGCGTAGGCCGCGTCTGCGTCAGAGCCAGCCCCCGCATCAAGCCTCTTCCGCGCGGCCGCATATTCCTCGAGCTCGGCAGGTGTGCGATCCTGCTTCGGCTCTGTCTTCTTCTCGGAAGGCGCCGCGTAATTCTTTACATACGCGGCATCCGCGCTGGTGCCATCGCCCGCGTCGAGACGCTGCTTCGCCGCGGCGTACTCCTCCAGCTCCTCGGGCGTGCGATCCTGCTTGTAGTCGTCAGCCATTACTTGCCCCTGCGTGCGCCAAGGCGCGACTCGATGTCACGGATACGCTGCTCATGGTTGGCCGCGCCAGCGAGAGCGAGCGACAGCCCCTTCGGCCCGTCGATGACCTTTCCTTCCGGCGTGTCGCGGACGACCTGAGCGCCCATCGGGCTCTTCTCGATGTCCTGCGCCATAACGCCAAGGCGCGGGCCGTGGCCCCACTTGTCCGGCTCCTTGTACTCGTACGTGTACGGGTGCATGTTCCCTAGCGTCTCGGATACTGGGCTCTTCCCAAGCCGCTCCACATCGTCGCCGTCGGCGCGACGGGACATCTTGTTTCGCTCGTCGCTCATGATGGGCGCCGGGGACGTCGTCGGGCGCGCGCCAAAGGACGGCGTAGGGGCGACATTCACCGCCCCGCCAAAATCTGTCGCCTGCGCTGGCTGCGGCGTTGTGAGGTTCTGGTAGACGGCGTTGCCTAGAGCCGTACTCCCCGATGTCGCGCCGAACACGGGGCGCTGCTGGTTACCGGCCCAAAGAGGCGTCGACGCTGCTGCGCCAGCGCCCGTGCTTGGCATGCCGTAGGTGCCTGCGCCGAGCACACGCACGGCTCCTGGCGTCGTCATCGAGCTCGGTCCGATACTCGCGCCGCCGAACGTGCCAGCCGTGAGCCCGCTGGCCCCTGGCGCACGAGCCGGACGTCTGTTTTGAAAGGCGTTCGCCGGCATTGGCGCCGGCGATCGCACGGGTGCGACCCCGGTCGCGCCGAGTGCGGCAGCGTCGTTTCGCGCAGAGCCATAGAACGATCCCGCCGCGAGAGGCGTCCCTCGCGCAGGCGCTGCAGACGCCGCAGGCGTCGTATTCCCCGGGTTGAACGGTTGGCCTGTCGTCTGTGGTGGCGGCGAGTCGTTCCGGAACTGCTGGTTCCCCGGATCGCCGTAGACGTCGTCCTGCTCCACACCGTAGTTGGTATTCGACGTGAAGGCCATCAGCGGGCTCCCAGCGTCCGGCGCACGGCCGGCGCGCTGTCGTAGAGCGCGTCTCGGTTGGTTGCCTTGTCCCAGCCAGATCCGAGGATCGCTTCGCCGACGTCGCCGGCGTCGCCATCCTTAATGTTCTTCTTGATGCGAATGTCGGAGCCTCCGCCGGCCGCCAGCGTGCCGAAGCCTTCGACGGTGCCGACCGTGTAGCCTTTTGTCGCGGCCTGGTCGTATTCGCTTACCTTGTTCTGCAGGTCCTGGTGCTGCTGCCAGTCTCCGTGCGCCGCGGCCTCGCCCGCCTGTAGGTTGGCGTTCTCTTGGCCGAGCGTGCTCCCTAGCAGCCCGGAGTAGTATTGCTGCTGCTGGTTGTTGATCTGCTGCTGCTGCAGCCCCGCATTCAGCGCAGCCTGCTGGCGAGCCTGATCCGAGCCGCGCAGAGCGTTGGCTGCCTGCCCGTACTGAGCGCGTGCGGCCTCCATCTCTTGCGCACGAAGCATCGAGGCCTGTACCGCCGCCTGCTGCGCAAGCTGCGACTGCTGCATGTTTGCCGCGGCGCCCAGCTGCGCCTGCTGCTGGTTGCCCATAGCCGCCTGCCCGCCCTGCATTAGCTGGGCGTTACGCTGCGCGAGCGCTAGATTCGTCCCGCCGCCGCGCGCACTCGCCGCCTGCGATGCCGCCGCGGCCTGCGACGCCTGCAGCGCATTCTGGTTCTGGATGGCCGCCTGCTGTCGCGCCGCCTCGCTCTGCTGGCGCGCCTGCATCAGACCAAGCTGCATCTGGTTTTGCGCCACGCTGGGCGTGAGGCCGTTGGCCGCTTCGAGGTCGAGCAGCGCCGCCTGCTGCTGACCAGATCGGTCGCCCATGTCCAGCCCGCGATCCTGGGAATAGAGACTGTTCGCCCCAAGCACGCCTTGGTTCTGCGCCGCCAGCCCGGTCTGGCCGGCGATGTACGCCTCCCAGTCCGCCTGCTTCTGCGGGTCTCCTCCGTAATAGAGATAGGCGTCCGGGTCCTCGATGCCCGTCCACTTGTCGCCACCGACACCGACGGTGCCGGCCTGACGTGACTGGTCGAAGGCTCCGCCGCCAACGTTGGTGTATCGACCATAGGCGTCCGTCGGCACTCCAGACGCTTCGCTTCCGGGCGTTACGTGGATGTCCGCGAACAGGTCGCTCTGGTCTGTGTTGCCGCCGTACCCCGCCATCGCTCAACCCCTCTGGCTCGCTTGGAGCCGGTGAAGGCGCGGCATCATGCCGAGCTCGAGATCCAATCCCTGAAACGACGCCCCTCGCCCCGTGCCTACGCTCGCGCCCGTCGGCATCGCGTCGCTCACCACCACGCGCACCGACTCGCATAGCTGGCGTACGAGGTGGACCTGGCACTGCTCAGGAAGCCCCGCGTTATTCCACGCCACAAGCGTGGTGTTCGTAAACGCCTGCGTCTGGTTCGTCGATGCGCCGTAGTCGGTCGCCACGCCGATGCTCAGATCGTGCGCCGAGTAGTAGGCGCCCATAAAGCCGACCTTCCACACACGCTGGTAGCCCTGAAGGCCCGTGAGCTTGATTTCCCCGGTCTCGATCGTGAGCGTGACCCACGCGCCAGCGTCGGTATAGACCGTGCCCGTAGCGTCCTCTGAGTAGACGTGCCCGTCAGCGTCCGCCCAATAGACCGCGCCGTTGACAACGACCATCGCGACCACCGCAGCGCTCGCGCGAACGGTGCCGCCCATGTAATCCACGCCCCACTGCTGGGACGTGTAGTCGTAATACAGGCGCGCGCCCGTGTTGCCGCCAGCGGTGCATGCGATGAGGACGTACTGCCCGGTGGGGTGCACGACTGCCGAGGTGACCGTGGGGTACGTCGCCAGCGTCGATTGCACCGCCCACCCGAACGTAGGCACCACCTGCTCGTCGCGCGTCAGCATCGCGAGCCCGCCAGGCGCGAGGAACACGAGCCCGTCCGGGAGCGCAACGAGGCTGCGCGACTCGTTGCACCCGTAGTCGCTCGAGATGCGGTACGGCCCAGCGAGCGAGCTGCCGCCACCGTTGTCCGCTGGCGTGGTGCCCGTCACCACGTACGGCCGCTGCTTGCTGAAAATGACGAGATTCTGGTCCAGTGAGTGAAGCGCTGTGGGAAGTAGCGGCTCGTCCCATTGCAGCGTGAACTCGTCGACGAACGCCAGCGCGTCCCCGTCCACGCGCGCCTTCGTGTACCAGATCGTCCCGTCGTCTCCTATAGACCAGAGGCATCCGTTGTGCGTCACGAGCCCGCTGGAGCTCGGCGGGCATACGTTTTCCAGCTTCGCCTCCGTCGTGCCCACAAGATCCGTGTAGAGCTGGCGGTTGCTGGCGATGGACGCGTCGGAGGCCGTGTCGATGTACGTGACGAAGTAGAGCGTCACATCGTTGAGCGGGCAGGAGGCCTCCGAGCTAACGAGGTAGTACGGGCCCGCGCTATTGACCGCTGTTCGGTAGATCTCCACGAACACGGATGGCGCGAAGCCGTTGCCCGCGTCCTGGCGCAGCGTCAGCCCCAACGATGGCAGGTGCAGCGTGACCTTGCTGGTCGCCGTCGATGTCGTCGCCGCAGCGATCGCGCTTGGCTGCGACCGGTGCACTGCCCCCGTCTCGTCGACGAAGCCGTAGACGGCGACGTAATTGTACGAGCCGCTCCCGAGGTTGCCGCCAGACGTCGCGGGCGTCAGATCCAGCAGCGCTGGACCCCACTCAAAGCCGATCTCCGCGAGCTGGCGACCGTCCCAGTACGTGGGCACTCCGCCCGACAGATGGAGCGTCCGGGAGAGCTGCGCCGGAGTCCATCGCGTGGTGTCGGCGAAGTCCGCGGTGAGCTGCGCTAGCCCGGTGCGGTTTCGTGACGGATCTAGATTCGCCCCGCGCTCGTTGATGACGGCGCCGATGACGGTCGATCCATACACCCCCGTCCCTGCGGGGCCGAACGACGCGACGTAGTCTTTGCACGAGCGCCGCGGACCACGAGCGACAGGCCGCGCGGGGAAGGCGCCCGTCGTGGTCGTATCGTCCAGGTTCAGATCCACTAGCGTGGCCGAGAGCGACGGGGCGTTCATGCCGCTGATGCCCGTGATGCACCATGCGTAATACTTGGAACCGTAGAGGAAGGGGCGCGAGGCCAGCCGGCAGCCGTAGGTGACGCGGTTGGTGCCCGTAGCGGTGCCGACCAGCGCGCCCGTCGAGTCGACGACGACGGCATGAAGGTCATACGGCACAAACGCGTAGACGCTGGTTGTTTGCAGGTAGGCCAAACCCACCCGCGACGATGAGATCCGCACGAGCCCCAGGTTACTGGCCGTGTTGGCCGATCCGGTGATGACCGTGGGCGACAGCGTGCTCGCGAGAGTGGTCGGATCGAACGTCGCGATCACGGTCGTACCGTTGATCTGGTCTGTCATCGCCACCCATACGTGCTCTCCGGCGATCGCCAGCGCATCGAATGGGCTGTTTGTGCCGCCTGCGCCGGCCGTGGTGAAGCTGACAGTCGCCTGTTGGGCGAATGCGTTGTTGTATTTGTAGACCCGGCCCGTGGGCGATGCGCCCGTGGCGTCGTAGACGAGGACGAAGCCGCTTCCGTCAGAGTATTCGGCGATCTGAAGGGAAGTGTTCGCGCTGTCCGTCCGGAGCGTGCTGACCGCACTGAGCGTGTCCGTGCTTGGTGTGTAGCTGGCAGCCTTGATGTTGTGGCTCGTGTCTCCCCAGCAGAGGATGAACGACGTCGTTCCAACGGCCCGCACGCGCGGGAAGACTTTGTCCTTGCCCGCGGCTAGCTGGACGGTTGAGCGCAGCTCCGTGCCGCTGGCGAGGTCGAGCACCGAGAAGTAGGCGCTACCGCTCGTATTGTCACCATCGCGCCAGATGACGCATACGTAGTTCCCCGCCACCGCAAGGTCGAAATCGGCGATGCCTGTTGCCGTCGTCGGAAACGCTGCGGTGCGGCACGTCGCTTCCGAGACCAGGTCCTTCTTGATCCATGCCGCCTTGGACGGCGAGTAAGACCAGATGGACGCGCCGTCGATGGCAAGAAGCTCGTTGCCGTGCGCGAGCAACTTCGTCACACCCGCCACGGTGCCGATGTCCGTGTTCCCCGGCCGCTTCTCGATGGCCGCGAGCTTCGCCGCGCGCCCGTTCTCGAGACGCGTCAGGGCCCCCACGGGCAGATGCTTGGCGTCGGCGTGCTGCTGCACACCTCCCGTGAGGTCGACGCGGTAGATCTGCGACTGGAGCGGCATCAGAAAATCCAGAGGTCAGCGGTAAAGGCGCTGCCGGTATTGTGGATGGTGAGCGATGTGGACGTAGACGACTTCTCGTAGGCCGACGGCGGGTTTCCCTTCACGCGGGTGAAGCACCACCCGGCGATCGGGCGTCCCAGACCGTGCTGCACCACTGTGTCCGCGCCACCGCCGCCGCCCGCGATGGCCTGGCCCTTGACCCACTTCCCAGATGTGGGCGTGAGTGGATTGGCGTTGAGCGCCGACGCAATGGGGTGCACGTTTCGCTGCGCCTGGTCGACGCGGCGATCTCCGGTGCGCTCGAGCGGCCTCGCAAGGGCCGTGGCAGTGACGCGAGTCTTACTCATGGCGCGCCGCCCGCTCCCGAGCGCACCGTCGACAGTGACGCTTGCCCGACTTCGGCTCGCGATATGTGTTCGCCGGTGTGAATGCGTGCCCGTGCAGGCACCGCCGTTTTGCACGGCGCCACTCGGTCGCGGCCGCGGTTGCCTTTCGCTGGTTCTCCTGCGACCCAATCCCGCGTCTCAGGTTCTCTTGCCTGGTGACCGGCTCTAGATGCGCAGGATTGACGCACGCGCGATTTCGGCAAGTATGATCCAGGTCGAGTCCCTCCGGAATCGGACCCACAAGCCACTCGTAGGCCAGGCGGTGCGCAGGACGCATCCGCCCGTCGACACCGAACGTGCCGT